ATTTGTTTGCTCCTTGCAGCCTTCCCGCTGCCTTATGTTTATAATATATAATGATTTTTGAATGTTGTCAAGTGTTTTCCAAAAAAAATAATATTTTTTTAGCCATAAAATAAAAAGCGTAGCCCAAAAACTACGCTTGACTTTTCTCCTACCTGAATCTAAAATCATTCTCAGAAATTTTACTCAGATGAAATTTCATTTGTTTGCAGAGCTTGCCCTTCCCGGTAAGCTCTTTTTTATTTTCCCTCAGATTCAAAACCAGCTGCCAGGCAGATCTTAGCCCCCGCTTATTTCCCAGGCTGATTTCCGTAGCGGCATCACAAAGCACCGCAGACATAAGAACCTTCTCAACATAATCGTATCTTTTCATTTTCCCACCTCACACCCGGGCCAAAGCCCGGAACTATTTTAAGCACTCAAAGCAGCAATAACGCGCTTATAGTTTTCAATGCTGCTTTTAAGGTTTGCAACTGTTGCAGGATAAGGGCAACCGCTGTCCAGTTCTTTTTGCAGGCGTTTTTCATCGTGCTTCAGCCAGCGTTTAGAATCGGCAAGCCTTCGCTTGTTGTAAGCTGCAAGGGCGTCATTGTAATACTTGTCGCCCGGTTCAAGATATACGCGGTCTTCATCAAAGTAATCCGACTGGTAATCAGAATTATTCTCAACCTTACCCAGCTCGGCCGGCAGGTGGTCGTAATCGCGCGCTGTAATTGTAATGCACTTGTCGCTGTGGTGGTAAGTGTTACCCATGCCATAGAAGCAGCGTGTATAACCGCCGTCAAACTTAATTCCGTTTTGCATAATCTTAATCATATTCATACTCCTACCGGCTTATTTCTTGCCGTTTCATTTGATAATTTAATAATACATGAAATAGTGTAACTTGTCAATGTATTTTTACATTTTTTTATGTTTTTTTTTATTTTTTCTTGTATTTTTTAATTAAATAATGTAAATTAAGATTATGGATATAGCAAAAAATATAAAAATCTGCCTTCTGCAGAAAAACATTCAGATGAAAGACCTGGCCGAAAGGACAAACCAGACACAGCAGAATCTCACAAATAAAATGCGCTCAAACAATTTCCGCGTCTCAGAGCTCGAAGAATTAGCCGCCGCCCTCAATGCCCGCCTTCAAATAAGCTTCATCGACAAAGACACAGGCGAAGCTTTATTTTAATCCGCGTCACGATAGAACGCCTTGAAATCTTTGGCATACCGCCAGAAGGCATTCCAGTCCAGCGCATCACAGCTCAATTCCTGGCGGCAAATATCATCGGCGAATATCTCCAGGGCTCCCTTGTTGTAAACCCTTGTATCAAAAGCGTGGTTATCAGCACCAAACTTTTGACGCCAGATAGTCTTCACATATTTTCTGGTAGCCTTGTCAATAATGTCGATTTTTTCCTCAGCCTCATACATTTTAAAATAATCGTCTCCGAAATCTTCCGGGAAATTCGGATACCAGGCGGGCTGCAGCTGCCCGTCGTTCCAGAATAAGCGGTTCATCTCGCTGGAGATTCTGTCCTTAATGAGCCCAGTGTTAATATGATAGGCTAAAGGAAGGCCAATCTGCTTCAGCGTTCCAGGAGAGAAAAGCTGATAAGGCGCACCATCCTTGATCCAGTCCTGACCTTTACAGGCATAAACCCCAAAGCTGAACTGACTGCAGAAAGCATAGACCCATGATGTATAATGTCCGGAGTCCACAAGGGTAATCATCGGCCTATACCGTCTGCCATCCTCATCAACAAAGTCACTCTGAATCAGTTTAGAAAGTTCATCCCAAGGGCCGCCGAACTGCTGAACGTCTCCCTCAATCCAGCGAAAGTCCACGGAGAAATTACACCCCCGCTCAGTGTAGCCCACAATGTCAACATATAGCCCATCCTGCTGAACGTCCACACTGACAATCAGAATGAGCACGATTGAACCAGTATCACGCAGAGCCATTCTGTTAGGCACAACGCCACGCGCAAATCCAAAACGGCGATAGCGCAAAGCCCTCTCATAGGTGATAGTTTCATGCTGCTCGCGGAACGGCAGACCCTGCTTTAAGTTTCTGAAAACTCTGTATTTTTCAACATCCTTCACGCGGTTAGTTTTCAAATCCCAAACCGTAGCCCATTCAGCAACGTAATCTTCCCAGGAATACATTCCCGGCGGATTGTAAAGAGCTGTAATGTGATAGCTTTCCGCATCAGCCATTTCCGGCCGCTCAACACTTGCCCGCCATTCACCCCTCTGGATTATCTCGGCCTTGTCATAATTCTTCATAATGCCACCGCAATAAGGACACTTATAGCCAACGGTCTCAAGCTTAGGTCTGAAGTTCTCGTCATTCTCCCAAACAATGCCGCCAATCTGTTTGCTTTTGTCATGCTCGTCCCAGATAGCCCATTCCAGCTTCTGCATCTGGCCGCAATGCTTGCACGGCACATAAAAATATTTCTGAGTCCCCTGTAAAAAAAGATTCTGAATCTGAGAACTGCCCTCATTCTTAGGAGTGGAGCCGATTATCAATTTAGAATGATTGGCAAAAGCATCTTGACGGCCCTTCATCAATGTAAAGACATCACCCTCGCCCTTAATCAGCGAAGTAAAGGCATCAGCTTCATCAACATATATAACTTTAAAAGAAAAATTTCTGAACTTAGATCCAGACTTACCCCCGAACACCTTCAGCGATCCGCCCGGATATTGCTTGTGCAGCGTAGTGTCTCCTGTGTCTTTTGATCCGTTTGCTTTTCTCGACTGGCTGGCAATCAAAGGACGAAGGCCGCTGTTATCAATGCAGGATTCAAGCTTTGTTTTCGCATAATCCCGGGCCATAGTTTCATCCGGCAGAAATAAAGCCTGCTCTTCAGGATCCGACCCGATATGATACATCATACCAGACTCAAGAACTCCCGTTGTATATCCGCACTGATTCCCCTTCATCACGAATACATATCTAGTCGGATCTGCAGGAGAGAGCTTGTCAACAATCTCTTTAAAATACGGGAATCTGTCATAACTAAATTTGCCAGGAAAAGGCGAAAGACTCTTATCAAGATAGCGCACCCGTTGGATGTAATCACTTGGAAGCTCATATTCACGCTTCTCAGGCAACAGAGAAAACCTCTCAATGAGAAAATCTAAATCACTGATTTTTAGGGCCGCTTCCATCTAACCCCTAAGCATCAAAAGGAGCCTGCCCTGTAGTCGTAAAGTATGAGAGTGCAGTTCTGTCTTCTTCATTTTCCACCGCAATCTTATCATTTTTAATTTTGTAAATATGCAGATTTTTTATTTGCCAGAACCAAACTCTAATAGACCAATCAGATGAGAACTCATTGAGAATTTTTTCAAACTTTTTAAAAAGACTTAGAAAACTGTTTGAAGTATAATGACAGTCTCTCTCTTCAACTCCATCATTGAGCTGCATCTTCATTTCTAATTCATAAACCAACATGATTACTTACCTTTCTTACACTTACGAGCCATCCGCTAATCATTGCCGAATGTGTTAAAGTCAATCCATTCTTCTTTCATAAGATTGCCAATAGCGGAAACGCGGTCTCCTAATTTTGTGTTTTTGATTCTTATGTATTTGCCTTTAAGCTCTTCCCAAGTATTTACACCTACAACTTCAAGAATTCGCATTATCAAATTCATTCCGTAAGCAGTGCCTACCCGTATGGATTTCTCTTTGTCGTACTGATCCATAGCATACCCACCAAGAGCAACGCCGCTTCCGCCCTGAATGTCAAGAACAAGTGTAAAATCAAATATGCCGTTGCTTATGAAGCCGAGTTTTGTTGATTTTATTTGTGCGTTCAGCGTGTCCATGTTTAACTCTCCTTAATTAGAAATTTCTCAAAGCATGGTAATCAACAGCAATTTTTCCCTTTTCATCCAGATGGAAAGCTTCAACAGCATAAGCTCCCTTGTTAGTCCAGAACTCAGCACACACAGCCATTGCAAGAGACAAAACAGGATAAGCTCTATGCTCCCAGTCACAATCCTTATTTAAAATAATTACACGATAAGGATTTTTTTCACTGCCCTTAAAGTTCTTTTTTATCTTCTCAATTTCTTTTTCAATCTTTTCCATGTTGATTTTTTCTTGAGCCATATACTCCCCCTAAATCACATCCATTTCTGCAAGCTCTTCTCTCAGCCGGATGTTTTCATTTTCCTGTTTATCATACTTACTTCTTAGTGCAGTAAGCTCATTCACAATATGACTCTTCGCACCCGAAATACAGCGGGTCAAATTGTCGTTAAGAATATTCATAACACTTTCACGTTTGTCCTGACCATCAGCCAGAGACACAGCAATCACCTGATCACACACAGCTTCAGGCACATCCAGAAGCTGCTCCATCAGCTGATCCATGTAGCCGAAAACGCGCTGTACGACAAAATCTTTAGGCACCTGAACAAGCCGCCTTTCCTGAAGCTTCTGCTCGCGTTCCTCAGCCGCAGACAAATCTCGGATGATCTTCGAGAATCTTTCAATGTTGTCAATCGAATTGAACCGGCGTAACAGCTCGCCCATAGTGCAGTTCATAATATCTTTAGCCGAACCGCTTCCCACAGTAATTCCCTGGGCCACAGCCCCCGGAGCTTTTTGCATTCCTGCCATAGTTTGAGAGCCGCTGTCATTTTGTGCTTGTTTTTCGCGGCCGTTGGCCGCATCCGTAAAAATTGCGTTACAAAGCTCGTCAAATTTTCCAGAGTTCTTGGAAGGGGAAGCAGCTTGTTTTATTCCGGCTTCCAGCTGCTTCATTTGCAGCTTCATTTTGAGCTTGTTCTGTTTCATCTCCAGGAAAGCGCGATTCACTGGATTATCAGTATCAATTCGACGCGCAGCATTGCGAATCAGTGTACCGTTGGCAATTCTTTTCGAGACAGCCATCGGCGAAAGTCCGCACATCCGCGCAAAATCAGAGGCAGTAACTTCCATAAGAAATATTATCGCATAAATTTTTCATTTTACTATGTCTTTTATTATGTCTTTTTAAACATTTTTAAACTGTCCGTTAAACTTGACTTATACCTAACAAAGGGCACCCGCCGCCGAATAATTGCACAACCGTATACCCCTCTGGCAGTACCTTTTGCACCTGATTCAGTAAAAAAAATATATATATCCAGGAATTTTTTTTCATAACTTTGTAACGCAAAATTGCGTTACAAATCATTTATTTTGTACAGAAAAAAATTTTTTTTCTGTTTTTTTTATCAAATTTTTGTTAAAAAATTTTTTTTCTGTATAAAACAAACCTTTGTAACATAAAATTATGTTACAATGTTAATATCTAATTTATTATATTATAATAAATTAGATAAAAAGAGACCGTAAAAATACAGAATTTCGCAAATTTAAAAAAAATCAAAAAAATATTTTTTGTCTCCAGATTTTTTTTTAAATTTTCGTTTTAAACTTTAATACAGCTTTTAAACTATTTTATAAAAATGTTTAAAATGGGCTTGACTTTATGGGGAATTGTCATACAATACAAACTATGAACGAAAGCAAATATCAACGCAAACTTCTTTCCGTTTCTTTCAGACCAGAAGAATGGAACTACATTCTGGAACATCTTCCAGCTTTTACAAACTTCAGTAAGTTTACCAGGGAATTAATTTTGAAAGAATTAAACTACCCGGCTAAAAACAAAACGCAAACAAAATAAAACTCTTAAAGCTCTGTACATTCTGTCTACTAATACAGAGTTTTATGAGTTTTTTTCAGGAGAGAATTATGGGACTGAAAAAAACTCCCGTCATCGTTGACGGCAATTACTATTCTTCACTGTCAGAAGCTGCAATTGAAAATGAATTCAGCAGCTCAACATTTATAAAAGCTGTCTTAAATGCTGAGACAACTTCTTTTAAATACAAAAAGCATTCAGTCACAGTTCTAACATCTCCATATAAAGACGAAATAAAACTCATCTATACCGTCATTTCTCTCCTGGAAATCAAGCTGCAAAATTGCCAGGAATCACAATCTGACTATCAGAAATTATTAACAAATACAATTGCAAATTTAAATGAAATCTTCAGCCGGAGCAATTCTGCCCAGGCAAAAGATATAGGAGCAAACAAATGAAAATTACAATCACAAACGGAAAAGGTGGAACAGGGAAAACAACCCTAAACATCTTTTTAGCCCTCTGGCTCTATCAGCACGGTTTTAAAGTCCTGCTGATAGATTTAGATCCTAACTGCTCACTGAGCGAAGTCATGGGAAAAGTACTGCTTGACCAGAACTCAAAGCTTTTACTTACAGGCCGAGAAGTCAAACCCTACACTGTCAAAGAAGATGACAATGGCGGCAAACTTGACCTCATCCCGTCAGATCTCGACTTGGATATGCTGTCCAACATCACAGATATGCAGCTTAAAATCCAAATCAAAAAACTAGGCTTTGAAAATCAGTATGATTTCATTCTGATAGACCCGCCCGGAACCTGGAACGCTCAGACTCGTAACGCGGTATTTTCTAGCGATTCAATCGCCATCGTCGGCAAATGCAGCCCGCTAGACTTTGTGGCCACATCCAACTACATACAAAAGCTTTCTGATTGTTGCTTAGATTCTGACGTGACAGTTATTTGCAATAGCTACAACGCAACATCTGATCCAGACAACATCCTGGAAAGATACAAAGAAAACTTTGCAGATTTTTTTCTGCCCTACCCTGTACCAAAAATGAACAGCTTAAAAAGGTTGATGAGTAATCCTGATTATCACATCCGCTCAGACCTGGAAGAAAGACTGCTGCCATTCGTCAAAGCTGTAACCCTTGGGAAATGTGAGGTAGAAAAATGACAGTAACAAAACGAGATGAAGAACTTGAAAAAGAAGCAGAAAGATTTGTTTCTGAAAAAACGGACAAAGGAAATTTTGATGTTGAAAAGTTTGGTAAAGCATATTTCTCTGAAAGTTCAATGAAACAAGCCTTAGTCAAGTTCGCAGAACCAAAAGAAAAGCGAATAGTAGAACTAGAAGCGCAAATTGAGAAAATGAAGTGTGGTGGAAATTGCGAACATTTATACCACGTCAATACAGGTGGTTGTTATGATGCAAAATGTGATTTGACCTATTGCGATTGTATCAATTGCAAAGATAAATGGGAATTAAGGAGATAAAAGAAAAATGAATGAAAAAATAAATAATTTCTTGCAGGCAATAATAATCATAGCAGAAAAAGAAAACACCGCTGAATCAAACGCAATCAAAGAGATTGCAATAGAAATTTCAAACATTCTAAACAAAGAAGATAAAAACTGAAAAGGAGCGCAAACAAATGAAATTACCTGCTAACAACGCAAATCATATAAAAGTTCCATTGTCATGTTTAAAAATTACAGACAATGTACGAATGAATTTTGACGAGGCCGAAATTGAAGAGCTTGCAAACTCAATCAGACAGAACGGCCTTATGAATCCCATAACAGTCAGACCGCCAGAGACAGACGCAGACGGAAATAAGACCTATGAAGTCATTGCAGGCGGACGACGTATCCGGGCCCATCAGTGGCTATGTGAACACGGCGACGATTTTTCTCTTATCGAATGCTGCATAAGAACCGGCGACAAATGGGCCCTGCAGATGATTGAAAACATCCAGCGCACCGACCTCACACCACGCGAAAAAGAAAACGCAGTCGCCAAAGCCCTGGAAGAAGGCCTCACACAAACTCAAATTGCCGATAAGCTTTCAAAGCCAATTCAATGGGTCAGCGACATTGTAGCAGGAGCAAAAATCAGGAAATTCGCAGACGCAGCAGGCTTAAACACCGAAGAAATCACAACAAAAACGCTTTCACAGCTCAGATCCATTCCTGCTGACAAGCTTCAAAATTGTCTCAAAGAGCTCATTGCAGAAGGCGGAACTTATAGAGCAGCCACAAGAATGATGCAGGCAGAAAAGAATCCGGCAACTACTCACGTGAGTACACCAGATGAAGACTTTATTTCTGATGATGAAAGCATGATTTCACCATCAGAAATGAGCGAAGAAGAATTTAATGATGATGAAGAAGAAAATAGTCGGCCTCGCGAGTGGGAAGAACTTTCTGAAAAAGAAAAATCAAACCGCATAGCACTTGACCAAAGAGAAGGCCGATTCATTTCCGGCACAATAATCGACAAGGTTGGAAAACGTCTTTATTTTAAAGATTTATGGTCAACACGACATTTTGCAAAATTCATCGATGGGAAGATAACAGTCTGCTCAATTACTAGTGAAGTTAAGAAATTTTCCCATTCAATTGATTTCTTTTATTGGACGAATGAACGAGATAAAAAAGACAAAAATATTGCTCATAAATCAACAGTTGAAGATTTTCTTATAGATTCTGATAAAATCAATCAAAACTGGTGGATTTATGCGATTCCTGACGACGCTGTAGCAGTGGAAAATGTTGATTTTTCTATTACCAAAACAAACATAGAGCCACAGCAAGCTCGCAAGGAATCTGACAGTGTAAAAGCCGCCAAAGAATTCAGACAGCCTTTCAATTGGTACGTCAAGCCTTCTGATCCGAATGCAATGGCATCAATTATTGGCCGCCTGCCAACCTACTTGTTAAAAATGCCATCAAACACACAAATCTGCATTCAAGCCGGCAACCACACCGCAACAATCCAAAGCGTTATTTATGAGCCGGAAAATAGCAGGCTCATATTCCGGGCATTCGATACTGAATTCAACGAGGAGCTGAAATCAAAATGAAAGGCAAATGGATCTACATTCAGAGCCAGTCACTTAATCAGCGCGTAGCCTTTGACGAGAATTCCGGCTGGCTATTTTGCGAAGACGGCACAAAATACAGCCCGAAAGAGCTTGCAAAAATTACGCAAGACTGGAAAGAAGCAAAAGAGCTGCCAGTGCAAGTTCACATAGTCAAAAAAGCCTTTGACGGCACTATAGTTTCTGCCGGAAGTCAATAAGTTTTATAAGGGGGGGGGGCTAAAAGCTCCAGTTGTAGAAAATGCAACATTTTGAAAAAAAAGAATTACCGTTTGACAAATACAAATCCTGCCTCATTCCTTACCTTCAGCACATGGGCGTAGATATTTCCCATCCGGGCCTTATACGCTGCTTTCACCCGCAGCATGAAGACAAGAACCCTTCCTGCAGCGTAAACGAGACTCTTTTCCACTGTTATGTATGTGGTGACAAATGCTCAGGCGACATATACGACGCGGTAGAAATTCTCACCGGCGAAACAGACAAGGCAAAACAATTTGAAGAAATCGACCGCATCTTTGGCAACGGCGAAGCTTCAACTCTCAAGGCCATCGAAAAAGCTCCTGTTAAGGAAATAGAAAAAAAAGATTTTATTCCAAACCCAGAAGCTTTGCAGAAATTCACCGAATGGCTCAAAGCCTTCCCCCATTCGCAGGAATATGTAAAAAACTGGTTTTCAAAACGTGCCACAGTTTCAACAGGTGGAAAAATAAAACAATACCCTCCCGAAATCCTCGAAAAACTTGTAACATATTTTTATTGGTTTCCCGGAAAAAACGCCGCCCTCAACGCCCTCGGCTCACAGCTTTTGCTGGCGGCCGGGGTTGCCTATAAAAAAGAAAACGGCAAAGTAGAAGACTACCCTTCTATCAGTCAATTTCCGGCCATAGGCAAGGAAGGCCAGATCTATGTAGACCTCACCAGCGACCTCTGTTATTCCTGGAACGGCGGCAACTATGAGCAATTTAAACAAGAACCTCGCAAACTTGCCTGGTGGTCAGATGGTGTTGTAACATTAACACCAAACGGCTATAAGCTCTTTTATTACGCTTATGATGAAGAAGCAAAAAAAGAAAAAAGCAACAAATCAAACCCGCGCAGCGTCCCATTCCTTTTTGCAAACGAGCTGCCACAATACGAAGGAAAGTCAATAATCCTGGTAGAGGGCGAAATGGACGCCCTAGTCTGCAGAGCTTGCGGAATCAATAATATTTTTTCAATAGGTGGCCTTAATAATTTCTCGAAGCCAAAAATCCGGAAACTCTTGATTCCGGCCAACGTTTCAGAAGTAATCTTTTTTGCAGACAAAGACCCGGCCGAACACAAGCCGCCATACCAGAGTCAGAAAATGTTCGGCCTTATCCCGCCAGATCCAAACGACGGCATCAAAGAAACGCTGCCTGAAAAACTGATTGCAGAAGGCTATACAGGCAAAATCAAAACAACCGTTCTTCCCGACAATTTCAACTATAAAGACCCGGATGAAGCAATTCTCAACGGTCATCTTGATCTAGTCCTGGAAGCAATCAAAGACGCAAAAGAATACACACCGCGCGAAAAACCACAGCCAGGAACAAAAAGAAAAAGCACCGGCACAACAACATCAAAAAAAGACATCCTCTCCCCTGAATGGGAGCCCTTGCCTATCAAGTTTTTCCGTTCATTCCTTAAAAAGATTCCTTATGACGACCTTTCTTCAGAAGACCGTGACAGATTCATTGCAGCGGCACTTTTATCCTGCAAAGACTCCACAGCACCGCAGGCCCTCGCAGAATGGACAAAGAACGAGCTCACAGAAGAAGACATTCAGGACATCCGCGTAAAAAATAACGACATTCTCAAAGATGTAGAAAAAATTAGCACACACCCGCTTTATCACATCGCAGTAAAACACGGAGCCTCTAAGTATCTCCTGGACAAGCTGGAAGAAATTCTCATTCCTGCAGCAGAAATCTTGAACATGATTTCACCAATCCCAACAGTTTTCCCGGTCGATTATGAAAAACTGATTGAGACGAAAAACTTTAAAACCTTTCTCCATTATTGCGACCACGCTTTTGGCTCTTACACAGTCGCAGAAGCTCTCAAAAACAGATTGCTTTACATCAACACAGAAGAAGCAAACTATGTCTTTATAGAAAACCGATGGGTTTTCATTCCAAGCATTGCAACAGAATCTCATTCAATTCTTCTCAATGCCCTTCTTTGTTACTTGCGAAAAAATCCACGAGATAAAAAACTTGTAACAGACGCAATCGAAAAAATCGGCACAACACCATTCCGCCGCCACCTCGCTTTTGACCTCAATCATAAGGAAGCACAATTTTATCACGACGAAAATAAAGACCCGGTTTTATTCGATTCTCAGAAGATAGCAGAAACAATCACCCTTGCCGATGGTGTTATGGATTTTTCCGGCGACAAAATAAAATTCAGAAAAGGAACCCCGGATGAATACCGCCTCACCTATCTGCCTTACACTTGCAAAGAGATCCGCAACGCAGTTAATCCGGAATTCTTTCTAAAAACTCTTGATATGGATTTCGATACCCCGGATGAAGAAACACTCAAGTTAAATCCAACCTTAACAAAAGACACACTGCTCTACTATCTGTCTCTGCTTCCTTCCAGGAACATATCTAAATCATATTCCTGCTTTATGACCGGCCCTGGTGGTACGGGTAAATCAACGCTTTTAAAATCTTTGGAAGGCATTTTTACTAATAACTGCTTTGCAAACCTCAAGGCTTCAGTCCTCATCGCCAACAAGCGAAGCTTCGACAATGACAACGGCCCTACCCCAGAGCTTGCAGAACTCGAAGGCAAAATGTTCTCCGTAACAATGGAGCTACCGGAAGACGGCCGCCTCAATTCCGACCAGCTCAAACGCCTCACAGGTAACGATATGATTTCAGCGCGCAAATTGCGCCAGGGCCTTCACAAGTTCCTGCCGACCGCACAAATCATCATCGTTGGCAATGAGCTGCCATCATTCTACAAGCACGATTCAGGAATCATCCGCCGTCTCCTGGTCTTCCACTTCAACGTAGAACACGCCAAACGCTCAAAAGAAGCAAAATATAAGCAGCTTTATAAAAGCGTACCTTCAAACCCTAACGAATTTGAAAAAAAGATAATTGCAGAAGCTCCAGGCATCATCAAGCTGCTGGCCGAAAAATACATAGAACTCAAAGAAAAATATAATTTGAACATTCCGACTTCTCAGGAATGCGAAAACGCAAAAAGCTCCTATATTGCAGCACAAAGCAAAGACACAGATGAATTCTATGAGGCCTGCATCAAGTTTACGCCGAACGATTCAAAATCTTTCATTTTTTCAACAGACCTTTATAAGTGCTATCTGAACTTTAAAGGCTATCAGCCAGGCTCAGCCGAAGCACTGAACCAACGCCGCTTTATTTTCTACCTCAAGAAAGATCATCACGAACTGCAGGGCGACAAGATAAATGTCCAGCAGCGCCGCCCAGGCTCACTGATGCCAGAATGGGGCTTCCGCTTTATTTCTTTTACCGACAAAGGCAAAGAATTCTTCAACAGCGACAAGCCGCCAGAGCAGCAGCAACTGATCCAGGAACAGAAAGAAAATCAATACCCGGAACCAGAAGACAATCCATTTGAGGGGGCAACACTGTCACCGTCAGAAAATCAAAATAATTCAAATGATTCTGATGATGACGACAGCTCATCATTTGATATTTATTAAGGAGTTGAAAAAAAATGCTGATATTTCCACTGAAAAAAGAATGGTACGAAAAATTCAAGTCCGGCGAAAAGACAATTGAATATCAGGAAGTAAAGCCATATTGGACAAGAAGGTTTTACAATGAATCCGGCGGAGAATCGTCTGCTATGGTCGAAGAAAACGTCTTTGCTGAACCGTTGCTTCTAGGACAGGCTATTGTGTCTCTTGATATGAAGTGCAAGCTCCGTCTCGGTTACACAAACAAATACATGACCGCCAACATCACGAAGATTGAGGTTGTTGACGGCAAAAACACAGACTTGCACATCGACAAGCCTGTATATGCAATACATCTTGCTGATGTAAAGGAGTGAAAATGTCTGAAGAGAAAAAAATAGATTTCTGTGAGTTGAGAAATTTAGTCTATGAAATAACTGATTTGAACGAATCCGCAATTGCTGTTCTGGAGAAAGAAAACGTCATGGAAGCAAACAAAGTTATTACAATCTTAAAATGCAATGAAGAAAAAATGAATCTTCTTCTGGAAAAACTGGAAGATTAAGAAGCAGAACAATTCTTATAAGCGAGGTGGAGAAATGACAGAAAGAAAATTTAATCAAAAACAATCTGAAAAATTATCGGAACTTATAAAAGAATTTTACAGTAAAGAAAACCATACTGAAATTGAAGAAGATTTATTTAATTTAAAATATATGGAATACAATATCAGATATGGCTCCCTTTATTACAGGCACGGCTTTCTTAAAACATTAAGAAGAGTTATAAAAAATCTTGAAAAAAATAAAGAAGGTAAACAATGAAAATTTACATTGCCGGAAAAATCAGCGGACTCAACCGCTCAAATGTTATACAAAAATTTGAGGCCGCTCAAAAATCACTTTCAAAAATGGGCCATCAGGTGTTTATTCCTTGCGTTCTGCCCGCTTATGAAGAAGTTAGTCACGAAGATTACCTTCATATATGCTATGCAATCATAGACGTTTGTGATGCAGTCTATATGCTTTCAGACTGGCAGCAAAGCGAAGGCGCGCGCTTAGAATATGAATATGCCATCGAAAAGAAAAAACAAATCATTTTTCAAAATGAAGGAGAAAAAAAAGATGATTAAAATTTTTATTGTTGTAAATATAATTTTTTTTCTGATATTTCTGTTTACTGGCCTTATTACAAAGCGCTGGAAAGAAGCTGCAAGTTCATCAATATTTTTTCTATGTGTTGACTTTGTAATTATTTACGTTTTGTTTATGGTGAAGTTATTAAAAGATAAAGGAATTTTCTGATAGTTTCAAAGAATGATAAGCATTGCAAACCTTACGACAATAGAATGTCGCGATGAAGTCCACGGAAAAAATCAAATCATCCTCACCATCTACCGCACCGCTCAGAATCGCTATACTTACTCAATCCAGCTGAAAGTCGGAAGAATCATCAGAAGCATCTTCCCGCATCAGCTGGAAACAGACTGGGACTCACCGCTCCAGGCAAAGCACGCAGCTTTTAACACAATGCTTTCCTGGACAAAACACAGTCGCAGCGCAAAAAAAAGCCTTTTCGACTTTGAAATTATGAACGTAGATCAGCAGTCACTTTTTGATGATTCCGACCTTCTCCAGCCCGTCCCTGCTTCTTCCTAGCCTGATTAAGAGCCATAAGATAAGGAAGCCTATACTCTTCATTCATAGACATCATCATTCCCTCATGTGTATAAGAATTGTCAATGTCGCTGCATAGCAAAATCCGCTCAGCAATATTTTGAAGAAAATGAACTGCACAAGGCTCAATCTCTTTCTGAATGATTCCAGCCTTCAAAGCAAGAGCTCTCTCCTGCAGCTCAATATAATGAATAAGCTGCTTACAGGCCTTTACAGCCTCACGACCTTCCTGAGTATAAACCTTTTCACCAAGTTCATACCCCGAATCCAAGCCGGAAAAAATATCAAACTCAACATCTTTTTTTTCTGTTTTAATCACTGGAGACTTTTTCAAATGTTTTTTTAAATAAATTTTGTTTACAGAATTATCGGTGTCAATCCTGCCGTCAGCACTCTTTTCCAGCTTTCCCCTTTTCACCCCCAGAGAAACCGCCATATCCGACACTCCACACATCCGCGCAAATTCCGACTGCCTTAAAATCATAGACAAGCTCCTTATAACGAATTTGTGGCTTTACGTTAAAAAACAAAAAGCCGTGCCCCTTCCGATTGACTAGAATAGCACGACTTTATTATATTTTCAAGTGTATTTTTACATTATATAATTTATTTTTAGTTAATTTTTGCAGCAAAAACTCTGTCCGAATCCTTAAATCTTTTCAAACCTTCATCATCCGGGTCATCCGAATTATAATATTGAAAATCATTTTCATCCGAAAGATAAAAGAATTCTCTGACAGTTTCATGGAACTTTCCAAAATCAATTCCAGCATCTTCAAAAGCATTGATATATCCATAACGCGCCACGCTGCCATTTCCTGTAATCAGCAGCGCACGTCCCGTATTACCTTCAGAATTACTTTCCAGAATCCAAACCCATTCCCAGCCGTCAAAATTACACTCAAGCCAGAAGTCCTTCAGATTCTTTGCAGTAATAGAGTCAAAATCTTCTTCTGACAGTTTTATAATCTGAGCAACCCCAAGCCGCTCGCCCATCATATTAGTCACAACCCGAACAAGCCCCGTATGATTCACAATCAGCGGATTTCTAAGCTTTTCAGCTTCTGTAAGGCTGTTATCTTTACTGAATGCCGGTTGAGGAAGCTCTTCAGCTTTGTTTTCCTGTTTTACGGCCGGAACGGCTTCTTTCTTCTCAGATGGCTGTAAAGCAATAAAGATGCAGACAATTACAGCCAGTCCGAACCAAATAGCAATCCCCATTAGTATTCTCCTTTTTATTCCCATTTGTTTGCCTCCTGTATAAGCGATTTTATACCAGGATGTTATATTTGTAAACAAACTAAGTCAGTCTTTATTTCTGTCTACCAGCGCAATTTTAAGCGCCTTCAGTAAAAATTCGCAATACCACTTATAACTGGAAGTTCCCTGGCAGTGCCCTACTCTGCTTGCCATGCTTTTATAAAAGTCTTCGTCTTCAATTTTCCCATTTTGCCACGCCATTAAGGCAGTGCGGCTCCTGTTCAAAACAAGCTTTCTAACAATCTTGTAATCCTTGTGAATCATATAGCCGACAAAAACAAAGCCCTGTGATGTCGTCCCGATATGGCTTTTAGTATTAAGCTGCAAGAATAATTCATCTTGCAGGAAGTCTGCAATCTGATGCACGCAGCTGTTAAGAAAATTGACATCATCACTGAATATTATAAAATCATCCATGTTTCTGACGAACGCCTTTACCTTCAATTTATGCCTTATAAAATGGTCAAGCTCATTCAGATAGACGTTTGCAGAAAGCTGACTGGTCCGGCATCCTTTCTTGATTCCGACTCCATTGCAATCTTTCATAAAGATTGTGTGTAATAACCACATAATTTCCGGGTCATCCACAAATCTTTTCATGTAGGTCTGTTCTAATGGCAAGACCGGAATATTATCAAAGAATCCTTTTATATCAAAATAAGCGTAGTATGAATATTTCTTTGCAAAAGAAGCTGCTCTGTTAGCAGCCGCCAGTGTGCCTTTGCCTTTCCGGCAGGCGTATGAATCAAAATCAAACCGCGGTTCGATGTATCGCTCTAAAACGCGGCAAAGAGCAGATTGAACGACTCTATCTCTTAAAGAAGGCGCACAAATCAATCTTTCTTTCGGGTCGTAAACGTAAAAATAACAGTATTCTCCAGGCTTGTAAGTATGCCAGATTAAATCATTTTGAATTTTAATAAGCTCTTCTTCCAGGTTGTTGCCAAAATGCAACTCTTCCGGGTAGAGCTTCTTATCCTGAATAGTTTCGACCGCAGCTTGATATAAATTTTCAAAATCACAAACGTCTTTATATTCTGGCTTATTCATCTTTTTAGCTTGTAAAAATACATCAGAAGGACGCGTAGCCCTTCTGATAAAAGACTTTAGAACAGAGCAAAGCCTGTTCAAAGGTAACTGATCTGACGTGTTAAATTGTAATCGTCACCGCGCTGCGACCGTAATCTACAGCGCGTTCCTATATGGCAATCTTTTTTTTGTTTTCACAATTCAATTCGTCACAGGCCAGCCGGGCACCGATGTTCGTGTTGACGTTCCAAGGGTTGTTGTTCACGTTCACAGTGCGAGGACCGCAATGCACGCCGTTGTTCCAGTTGTTCCCGCAGTGGAGAGCGACAAGACCATTCGCAAATGGCAAATAAGCTGCTTAACATCAATTACCTTCTTTCTCCGTTATTCGGATTGATAAGACGACCCAGAATCTTACCTACCTCATCAAGACGCTTTACGGCGACTTCGTAAGAGCGGGGTGACAGGTATTTCTTTTCGCGCATCCGCCGGATATAAATTCTCAAGACCTCAAGATTTGTGTCTACTTCAAACCAACCCGGCAGCTTATTGCGGGATTTATTCGTTTTTATAATCAAACGAATAGTTTCAATTATCAGCCTCTTAATTTCTGCACACCACGCTGATTTCTCGAATGAGGGGAAGCGCTCTATAATCGGTTCGATGTATTTGTCAAAGTCATAAAACTTCTGAAATAATTCTAAACCCCAGATACTTCCTTTCGGGTAATTCTTTTGTGAATCCACGCCTTTACCTCATTACGACGAAAAAACAGATGTTCAGAGAACAGAGCATCGCAAACGCTAAGCGTTTGCTCTGTCACAGGCCAGCCGGGCACCGATGACCGTGTCGACGTACCAAGGGTAGCTGTACACGTACACAGTGCGAGGACCGCAATGCACGCCGTCGCCCCAGCTGCCCCCGCAGCGGAGAGCGACAAGACCATTCGCAAATGGCAAATAAGCCTGACCCATACCAGCACCCAGAACGTTCTGCCAGTTCCATGAAGTTGAATCCTGGCGAATAGAATAGTCATCTGTCCACTCAGAAACATTTCCGGCACAATCGTGCAGATTATATGCACTGATTGTGTAAGGCTTTACACCATTAAGAGCGTCATAAGTACCGTCCGCAGTCTTTACACTGCATCCTGTATATGTTCGCGCTGTATTTGTTGTTTTAGTCCATCCGTAGTTATTGCTGCCATCTTCACCCTGTGGACTTCCGAAAGCTCCGGCAAGCCATTCTGCATAGCGAGGCAGGCGCATTCCCTGTTTGTGTGCCAGTTCGTTAAAGGTGTACTGATTCATACCTTCAGAACCTGTAACAGGAATTGCACCGTATTTTGTGGCAAGCTTTCCTGACTTTACATGAAGTCCGTTAGTGCCACCCATAAATGAAATTTCTTCCTCAGCACTTGCCTGGAAAGCTCCAATCCATTTTCCATTTACTTCAACAAGACCAGGGTGAGAAATTGCAGGTTTGTGCTTCAAATCCCAAACACTGTTCGGAACAATTCCTACAGTCACATTATCCTGCCATTTTGTACCACTTGAACCGAACTTATTGCCCTGAGAGTCAATCGGAATCCAAAGTCCATCATCCGAAACTTTTCTGATGACTCCGTTATGGAAATGACAGAATTTTCTTGAAGTTAAAGCAGAAGATCCATCCGGGTAACTTTCGTTTTTAGAGAAAACAATTTCCGGTGTGCCGCCGTCAATGCAGACATAACCGTAATAATCGGCTTCAATGTCCAGAGTGTCGCCGGTATCAAGGTTATTTGCCGGATTTATAGAAATTTCTTCGCGGTTAATAATCTGAAGCCAGCTTTCGCCGTTCCAGATAGGAATACCAACACCAGCTGCAAAAAGCAAAATGTTATCATTATAAGCAAAAGGATTCTGCTTTTCCATGAATCTATCACCCACAGCCTTAACATTTCCACTTTCAGGAATGCAGGCTACAGAACAATCATCAATCAAATCTTTATATAAAATCAAACTCATTTTAACGCCTCCATCAAACGATTGATTTCTTCATCTGTGAAACCGAGTCTGTATTTTTCAGCAGCAGGATTGTCTACCAGCTCATAGTCTTCCGGAGTCTGCTCTTCTACAGGCTTATCTTTACTGCTTTTCTTCAGCACGTTCATGTAGTGATAGTCACGTAACTGCTCAAGGCGGCTGTAAAGCTCAGTTTTACCCTTATTCTGCGCAATCGCAAAATCCACGGCATTTTGCCAGTCTTTTTTCGTCTGGCAATACTTTGGAATTCCAACCATATTTTTACTCCTATTTTTTAAGCAGCAAAGCTGCATTTTTTTTATTCAGATATAACCTCTTGAAATTGCAGGTTAATTTTCATTGCCTCGTAATCGTTCCATTTACCGATTCCCCATTTTCTTGTGCCCCATTTTACATGCCTTGTTCCAGGAACAATCTTGCCATTTTCAAAACGGCGTGGGTAAATGTGAAGGCCATCATTTTTGCATTCTGTGCCAAAAGGCAAAAACTCTTCATAGTTGCCCTGTGGAGTAGCAATAGCGCAATAAGTTTTGTTAGCGTCGTAAGTAACGCCCAGGTCTGCCCAGCTTATAACAGCATCAGTTCCAGAAATTTCAAACACAAAAAGCTTAGAAGAAAATGAATCCTGAATGATTTTCAAAATTGAATCCAGCACATCCGAGTTTTCAATATTGTCCGGTACGTTAGAAGGTGTCCGGCCGGTGCCTGCAAAAGCTTTTACGAACAAAGCCTGCCGTGCACCGTTTAAGTCATTGAACCAGGTGTCAAGCCAAGGGGTTCCGTCTGTACTCCCAGGAGTAGTAGTAGGAATTGCTTTTCCATAAGGAAAATTCGGGTCTGAATCTTCTCTGTAGTCAGAATAGGTTGCATCAATCTTTAACATTCTATTTTCTCCTTAAACCCATTCAACGACCATAACCGCAACGGAATGCAGCGGCTTAATTCGCAGAATAAGGTATTCGATATAGTTTTTGTATTCGCTAGGAATCTGTAATTTTTCCACATAAAGAATCTGATTTCTCGCATTCCTGATAATGCGTTTACAAACATAAAAGCAGAAGCTCCAGTAATCAGCATTATTCGGAATAGAATATGGGCTTGCAGTGTCATTTCGCAGAATCTCAGGCACAAAGCTTTCGTCGCCTTCGCGATAATTACAAACCGCTTTTTCATTTCCGCAGCACATAATCGAATTGCCACAAACACAGAAATAGGCAATATTTGCCTTACGCGGATTTGCTACAGGAATGTTTTCTTCAATTTTGATTTCTGCAAAAAGATTCTGCAAAACGCTCTGCAAAAACGGCAAAGACTGGCCGCCCCGCGAAGTCAGCCAGATAGATGATAATACCGAGCGTCTTTGCTCCAGTTCGCTTTGAGTAAAAATGATTTGAAATACCTGCTCCCATCGCTCAATGCAGCGTGTGGTTTCCGGGAAATAGTCCAGATATACCTGTTCAATTTCTGTTCTTAAATCTTCCGGCAAAACAGCAATCGCTTCAAAAAGCTTTCGCATGTTTGAAGATTTTGACAGATTCCATTGAGATGATGAAGGAAGCAAATTCCTGATTGCCTTTAAAAAATCACTCATTCTTCGTATTCCTCACCGTCAATATAAATTGTTCCCAGGTCCGCAAGTTCGTTCTTTTTAAGAGTGTAGTCTGTCATAGTCACGCTATTAACCTGCATTTGAACCGTGCCAAATTTTGCCTTGTAGCTTGTCGCAATAGAGTTTGCAATAGCAATCAAATTGTTTGTAGTGATCAGATTTTTTTTGTTGTTATCGTCCGAAAGTCCCCGGATGTATGGTTCGCGTTCAAGTAAGAAATTCTTCAAAGCTGATTTATAAGAAGCTCCAAAGTCCGCCTTATCAACGCCCACAATATTTGTTATAAAAACATCAACAGTCACAACAGAAACTGGCTTTATATTTCTATATGTACCATCAGCGTCTGGGTCTATAATTGCAGTTAAAGGTTTGCGGCTTGCAATTCCTGTTTGTGGGTCATACGTGCAAGCTTCGCCAACGGCCACGCAAAGTTCACGGCCGGGAATGCGTGTAGGATATGCGTCTGTAGTTCCTGCAACATAAATTATAACTCCGCCCGGAGATTCTTCATCGTTATATGGATATGTCTGTAAAACTCCAGGAACATCATAAGCCCAGATTCTATAATCTGAAGCAGCGCCGCCCTGTGGTTGTAGTGCATAGCGAGTGTTAACTCTTGCTCTGTAATGCTCTTCAGTTTCGTCATCCACACCTATTTGTGTAACGCTTTGAACACTTCCTTCCTGTTCTACAAATCCCAAAGGTGAAACAAGCTTTATCGCATCCCCCTCAGAAAGATTTCCGGCCGTTCCTGATTGTGTGCAGTATATTGGAATGTCTACAGTTTCGCCTTCAGCCGTCACAGTTTCCCCGGAAACATACACAAGCCCGGTTGCATCGCTTTTAAACTGTGTGCCGGTCATTATTGCCCGGCCTTCGCTAACAACATTTAAGCGAACCGTACCGCTCCAAGCCTGTCCGCTGGTAGGTTCTTTTACTCCAAACTGTTCACCCAGTTTTATAAGTGGATTTATAGTAAAACCTAAAATTTTAACAGTTCCATAATAGGCTGTATCTGGAAAAAGTTGTAAATACCACCAGCCAACAAGTTTATATGGCAAAATAAAGATTCCGGCCAGAACCTTGCACAAAATCTTTATGAACGCCTTAGGCAGCAGTCTTAAAGAATTGTTGAACTTCTCCTGGAACGAATTAATTAAGAGCTTGTAAACACTGTCTATTGTTTTATTTTCGTAAGCCATTTATCTTACTGCCTCCTGCCATTGTGTTTCGTATGTTCCACCGGCAATAGTTGCCGCATCCTTTTGAATGTCTATTTCAAGCTGCACGTGCTGTGCATTTGTCGCGCTAAGCTGCGCTTCAATTTTGTCAGCTCCAGCCTCGTTTTTTATCCAGGCAACATCGCGCTCTGCTGCTTCACGCGCCTTCTGCAAATTGCCGCTGGTAATCGGCAAAGCTTTAGTCATGCAGCCGAACTCACTTTGAATCCGCTCTTCTTCTTTTGTCTCAGGAATAAGATTGCCCCACCAGGTCTCTTTTTCCTTTCCGTTCACGTCTCCACAGTTTCCACCAAAAAGAGACAAAAGAACCGCCGTATCAAAGTTCTGACAGTCCTTAACAAGCCCTTCTTCTATAACAATGTCAAACTCGCCGCCTTTTGTAACAAGTTCAACATCGCCTTTAAATTCGTTTTTATTCTCTGTCATACAACCCTTCCTGTTCCTGTTGTTTTACCTGTATGTGTATGTGGTGTCGGTGTTTGTGGCGGAATCTGAGTTGTTGTATTTGTTTCAATTCCGGCCGGAACTTCTGCATTATTAACTATGTGGTCCACAATTGCGTTTCCGACTTTTTTCCAAAAGTCTTCACACATTGCTTTTCCTTTTGCTGTAGCTCCAGGATTTAAAACCGCAGCTGCAATTGCTAAGCCTAAAGTATCACCGTTCATTGCCATATAATTTCCCCCTAAGTGTTTGTTGCAGTGTCACCCACGTGATCAGCACCGTTGACAGGACAAACAGGCAAAGCACACAAACAACCGGTTCCTGTAGGTGCAGCAGATCCTTTACACTTAAAAGTTCCGCCTGTAACTTCTACCTGCCCTTCTATTTTGACTTTCTGCCCTTTTATTCCTACATCGCCCGAAGCTTCGACCTTATAGTCTTTGTCTGTTGTGTATTTGTAACCGCCTGGGGAAACGCCCTCAATTGTTCCATCGCCTAAAAGCTTCAGAACCGCCTGCACTTCCCCATCTTCGTTCCTGGAATACAAAATGCGCTCGCCGGGCTTTGCTCCCTGGCTAACGCTCAGAACACCCACGGCCACAAAATTGCCGGTTCCATCAACCTTTACAAGAACAATTCTGTCATTTTCCAGAGGCGGCGAATCGTCTCCACTGGGCGCGTAAGTCTCAGCAGTCACATTTGCGCCGAAGTAGCTTTCTACCGTCTGAACTATAAATTTTTCTATCTTCGTGCTTATAAGCCTTGCTATTCTTCCCATGGGTAAGTCTCCGGCAATTTTCCATCACGGCTTCCAGGAAGGACCAGCAGAAATTCTGTAGTTTCTCCGTCCTTATCATCGCGTTTCAAAGTCACACTGTCCGCAAGAAATTTCGTTTCCTTATAGATTTCAGCTCCAGGGGCTAAAACGCTCACGGCCATATTTTCACGGTAAAGCTTGCCGTTTTTATCACGGTGTCCGCTCACAGAAAGTTTGTACTTTACGCAGTCAGCAAACATTTTGCCCGCCAGAGCTTTTACAGATTCTTCTATCGTGCCTTCTTCGGCATCATCAATTGCTTTACCATAACAGCGCAAAACACCGCGTTTTATCAAAAGATTGTTTTCATAAGTATATGTTTGAGAATCGTTTTCAGAACTTGTTTTAGTGTAGCCGGTTACATGGCTATACATTTTCTGGCCGTCAAACTCCGGCACGCAGGAAATAAAAGGTGCATCGCCCTGCTTGAAAGTCGCGCTTACAGCTTCGTTTTCAGGCTTATAAATCAAAAGATTTCCGTCTGGTGTATTGGTCAAATACATTCCGCGCTGTTCCGCAAGCTTAGACAAAAACTCCCACACCTTATCTTCAAGCTCGCAGTCCACTTTTTCAAAAGCAGCGCCTACGTCACCCTTAACTGTCACAGTAACTCCAAAAGGCTCGCAAACCGTTTCTGCTATCGTCTTCAAATCAAGTCCGCTGTATTCAGCCGGAAACAAAGAAGGCGGCAGGCACGAATCAACCAGCACGCCGCAAACCGGATACCCCTGAACAGTAATAGTTTCAGCTGAAGGGCTGATTTTTGGAGACGGCGGCATTATAATGCCCTTAAAAACTAAATCATTATTAAAATATACGTCAAAAACCGGATAAGCAAATGGCCGGAAAATTTCCCTTAAAATTGGGCTTTCCGCATTCCATTCAGAAGAGAAAGAAAAGCCGTCAATTCCGTTTACAGATCTAACAAGAGTGTAACCTGTAAAGCCTGTAAAAAACTTACCGTTTCCCCTTAGTCCTAAATCTTGCGGCGCGTTCTTGTCCATGACAACACTCTCAGCTTTTCCGCTTTCAGTTTTGATTTCGTCCGTTTTTCCCGGAATAATCAGCACGTCCCCTACGAAAATAATAGGGCTGCCGTCTGCGGCAGTCTTTCTGCTGGAAAGCTGAGGATTTGCTTTAACAATGTCCGGCCACCGCGAAGAGGCTCCCAGAGTCTTTACGCCGATTTTAGAGAGTGTGTCGCCTGGTTGTACTGTGTAGCTTTTAGACATAATATCGGACCTCTCTACCCATAGGAATCAAAACAATTTCATCTGCATTCAGATGATTGTCGTTTATAAATTCATCAATGCGGTTAAATCCTTCAGCTCCGTAAAGCTCGGCCAGAAGCTCTATAACCTGTCTGTCTTTTCCCAACTTCACAATTCTTGTCATAGGAAGATTAAAAGCAGCTTCCTGCATTACCTGAATAGAATTTGCAATTGTCTGTAAAAGTGCAGAATATCCTTCGCCGCTATCCACAAAAGCATTTTTTGCAATTTGCGAATCCATGTATGTCTTATAAGTTTCAAAAAGTTCTGTCACAGATTCAGCAGCGTTAAGAACGGCTGCCCGGCTCTTAAAGCTTCCTGTAGTAGATCCGTCCTCTGCGCCTGCTCCTGAAGCTCCGGAACCGGCCGCGCTTGCTGTCTGGGCAACTCCAAAGCCGCAGGAAGCAACAAGACTTCCTAAAATCATACTTGTGGCCGCATATTGATTTTTAATTGCTTTATCACCGAATGGGTCTTTTTTTACATTTTTAACAATCGAATCCACGATTGTTGCATAACCTTCAATTTTGGCCAGCACGTCCGTAACAAGTGCAGCAGGCATTCTTGCTGTCTGAATCAGAGTTGCCGCAAGCTCCTGAGCATTTGCAGCAATCTTGTCTACGCTTGAAATAACTCCCTGAGCTTTGTTTTTTAATTCGTTGATTTTCTGCAAGGCTTTCATCTTGTCTTTTAAATTGCTTGATTTTGATGCAAGCTTTGAAATACCTTCAAAAAGAGAATTACTTTGAGTCTTCAAAACTGACTGAAGCTGCATACTGTCATCAATCGAATCAGTTTCAATCAGCTCTGCAAAAGTTTCGGCCGCTGTAGTGTCGTATTCGTCGATAGCGCTTTCGAGTTCATTCAGTGCTGCAACTTCGCTTTCAGGAAAAACTTTGTCTGTAATAGTTTCTGCAAAAGTCACTACGACCTTGCTTTCATTTAAAGAAGAAACAAGGTCATCTGTTCTCTTAATTTCGCCGGTAGGAACTACAGCGTGCTTCCCATAAATCGGATGTTCCAGAAATCCGAAGCCACGTTCAAAAAGTGCCTCTTCGAATTCAGTGGCATTTTTCATGCAATCCGCACCATCAAAAATAGCAGTCATCGGAAACTTCTTACCGCCAAGACCAAGACTCTGAACCTCAGCCCCGTCAACATCCGGGAAAGTGTGCTCAGCCGTCTTCAATGGTGTAGATCTGCTTAAAGATGACTCATAGTTGAATGCAATTCTTTTTCCGGAAGGAGCCGTATAGACCGCCTCGCTTATCTCATCAGTCCACGCCATTCGTTGCTCCTACCGCCTTCCAGTCTGCAAAGTAAAAGCAGGAGCAGCAGTTGCCCCGCTTTTAACCGTAAGGCCGTCACTAAGACCAATTTCAACACGGTTAGTCGTTACCGACTCCTCACGTGAGTAGTTGTTGGCAACAGCAGCCGACCTTGTAGGCTCAGCCATGCTCGCAGCTGCATCAGCTTCACTTTCTGCAGGCAAGCCCCCCGCGCTGTCAGTCGCCCCGCTTCCAGCTAAAATACTGTTTCTCGTATTTTCAAAGAATCCGGCAATTTTATCATGCAGCCAGCCCAAGCCAGGAATCCAGGAAAGAGATTCCAAAATAGCCTGAATAGGAGCAGCAATCATCTGTAAGATTGAAAGTCCCAGCATCTTAATGCCTGCAATAAAACCGCCAACCTTAAAAGCATTGATAGTGTCAAAAATGCCTCTTATAGTATTCCAGACAAATTCAAGTGGAGCAACAAGCGTCTTTAAAATTGCTCCACCAATTCCCTTCATGTTTCTTATTCGCTCGAAAAAGCCATCAACAGCCGCAGTCACCTTCTGCCATTTGCCTGTAAGAACAAGTATAATACCAATCAGAGCCACAATTGCAGCAATCACAATTCCAATCGGGTTAGCAGACAAGGCCGCATTCCAGAGCCACTGAGCCGCAGTTGCAACCTTCATACCCATAGCCGCAGCTGTAGAAGCCGCACCCTGAGCCTTTATTGCAACAGTCGTACCCACCGCCGCAGCCCTGTAAGCAATCATTATTCCCTTACCGAAAGCCATAACAAGGTTAAAGCCCTGCATGATCTTAGCACCTACAACAATAGCCGTCATTGCCGTCTTCCATGCAACCATTGCACCCACAACGGCAAGAATGACTCCCCGGAACTTCCAGGCAGTCATCACCATACCAGTTACAGCATCCACAATCTTTATAGCCGCATTAATCAACGGCTGAGGGTCAAAGCTATTAACCGCTTCAGTAAGCTTCTTTAGCCCATTACTTCCCCGGCTTTCAAAAGCTTCAACAAATTTAAATCCCAGCTCCGTGAGCCCGCTCACAAGCACCTTAAACTGATTTAACAGACCGCCGCGAATTACCTCGGCACCCGCCGCCGCAGTTCCCGCACTGTTGGCCGCAGCCGCCGCGTAATTCTCCAAAGCTGCCTGTCCCGTGTTCAGCAAGGCCGTAACCGCTGGAATATTCTCTCTGCCAAAAATGGCATAAATATTTGCACTCTTCTCAACTTCACCCATGCCGGCCATCGCTTTATTAAACTGACCTATAATCTTAGGAAGCGGCAACAGATTGCCAGCCGCATCCGTTGTGGTGATGTTCATCTCCTTTAAAGCAGCAGCAGCGCGACTTGTCGGCGCGCTCAAGTTGGTCATAATATTTCTTAAATGAGTTCCCGCTTTAGCTCCCTTAATCGAATTATTGCCAAGGGCCGTCAGGCTTCCGCTCAGAACATTCAAATCATTGTTTGCAGTCTTAAAATAGCTGCCACCTTCACTAATAGCAGCACCCACATCCTGCAAGCTCATATAAGCACTGTCAGCTGTATAAGCCATCACGTCAGAAATTCTTGTCATGTTTCTGGCAAGCTCTTCCGGCCGGTCGCTCATCATTCCCATAATGTTTAAGCTACCAACCGCAAGCCCTACAGCATCATCCATTCCAGTCAAAGCCTTAGTTGCTAGATTTGCAACACCAGGAAGAAGAGCAATAGCCTGCTCACTCTTCACACCAGCCTGGGCCAGAGTCTTCATTGCGTCTCCAGCCTGCACCGCATCAAATTCAGTTGCAGCGGCAACATTTCGCACCGCTCGCCCCATTTCCTTTAATTTGCTTTGAAAATTATCTGCCTGAGTAAAAGCCGGGCCATAGGCCGCAGCCGCAGAGCGGATAGACTCGTCATATTGTGCATACTGCCTTGTAGCAACGGCAAGCCCGGCCGCAATCGCACCAACTCCAACCTTCATACCCATACTAAGGGCCGAAGACATAGTAGCCCCCAAAGCATTCACCCGAGTCTGAGCCTGGCTTATTCCACGCCCAAGCACCCCGGCCGCAACATTGCCCTGAGAAGCCATCTTGTTAAGCTGATTGGTAGCCCTGTCTAATACGCTGAATTCAGTAACAATCTTGTAATTTTTCATCGCTTACCACCTTCAGCCATGCAGGCCTTTACAATTTCAGTGATTCTAGCCTCAAGCTCATCATCATCTGTATAAGCAGGCTTTCCGTTATTATCTTCAAGAACATGAGGCACAAAGTCAGTCTTAGCCATAAGCTCACGCTCACGCTTTAGCGTCTGCATTACCTGGGCAAAGCTCAAGCCACAATGTCTTCTGGCCTCTATGTCATAAGTCGTCAGTCCGTTGTCCAGCAGCGTCTGACTCGCATTTGCTTCCTTGTTTCTGTCTACTGATGGACGGTTCAAGCCAGTCCACACGCACTGCATCCAGCCGTTTACAATTCTCCACGCTTCAGGATTTCCATAAGCACGAACAAAGCCCGGAAGCTCAATCTGGCCAGTCAAAGCCATCTGAGTGATCCAGCATTCATAAATCGGCTTATTAACAGCAAGAGAAAAACTCTTTACAAAATCGCTTAAATAAACTTCAAATTCATTGTTAGCCTGTCTGCTCGCACTGTAATTGTTGCCGAACTCCATCATTAAGATTTCCGGCGGAATATTGTGACTCCATGCCAGCACTGCAATAATGCTTTTTTCAAAAGTTGAGTAATTAACATTAGGCCTGTTAGTCTGAAAGCTCGTAATCTTTCCACCGTTAGGAGCTTTGTAAACAGTACCCGGGTTCATAATGTCAATCTGATTAGTCGGTGGAGTTACATCCAGATAAGCAGGTGAAGGCCCATCCGGCAAAGGTGGCAAAGGCGCGCCGCTCAAAGCACCCGCAGCATTCGCAGGAGCCGCCGGGCCTCTCAAGCTTCTCGCATAATCAGCCGGGCGTGCAGCAATCTTTATCTCATTTGGAGCTTCTTCCAGGAAAAGCGGAATCATTGCGTTAACAAGACTAGCCCGCACCTCAGCATCACGAGTACGGTCTAAATCCTTCAGCATATAGATTGCATCAGCCAGAAAAGGCTCACCCCTAACATCGTCCACAAAATGCTCAGAACCGTAGACCATCCAGCTTATCAGACGGCCGCTTTTTTCACCTCTTACAGGAATTCTCTCATATTCATAAGCTCCGTCAACAACGCTTTGCACATAAAAAGCAACGCGCTTTCCCCACTTGTCAAACTCAACACCATGCTTGATGTAGTGTCCGTCAAGCAAATTAGGAGTGTCCGGCGTTCTTATATGATCACCGTTCACCCACTGCCATCTAGGAAGATTAGTTGCCTTGTCAATTCTGCTTATAATAATGCCGTCGCCGCTTATAAGGCTTTCAGTTCTTACAAGCTTCTGAAAAGCTCCGAAAGTATCTTTTTTACTCCAGTCAAAAACGGCCGGACTGTTGCAGTAAAGATCAAACTCATTTGCAATTATGTCGCTGTATTCAACAGCCTTCTGAGCCTGCTCCACGCCGTCACGCCCTGGAAACAAAACGCTTCCCATAGGCGTAGGAGTTGCAACAATTCCAGTATGAATCTCATTCGTCACAAGACGGCGAATTACACCCTTCATATAAGTGTTTGAGCGGAAAAGCTTCATGCTTCTTTTTCTAAGCTTCCAGTAATCAACAAAAACCCATTCACTTACAGGGCCCAAAGAACCAGGGAACTTAGCCCCGTCCCAAAAATCGCCGCCAAAATAGTCGGCCAGGGCTTTAACCGTTATTTCTTTTAAAGTTTCTGAATAATTATCAATTGTTCCCATAAGTTAAAACCCCGGAATCACCTGACTCCATCTTCTGCCGCCATTCAAAGCATCTTCAATCCTGTTGATCTCATCAATCAGCTTGTCGCGCCTTGCATAAAGTGAGGCAAGGTCAGTTCTCTTCACAGTCTGCCTGTCCTGCCCCGTGTCAATCGTATATTCCACAATGCCGTCAGCTCCAGTGGAAGAAGTAAAAGCAACAATAGCGCGGTTAATTCCGTCTAGAAGCACCTTGTCATTTTTCAAGGTATTTCGCCAGAATTCAACCCCGCTAATTTCTCCAACTTGATTCACATCTTCCAGAAGCATTCCCATTGCACTGTCTCCACCTAATTCAACTTTTCCACATCATATCCACAACGCACCGCGCAGGTTTTCCCGGCTTCTGAAAGCCAGCTGCACGCCATTCTGTTTAAATCCGTCCTGCTCCAGGACGATAAAATATTTCGTGTTGTAAACGGACACCAGAATTGCAACATGGCCGTATTTATTCGTTTTAGTTTTATCCCATATCAGAACATCGCCCCGCGAATAATCCGCAAGAGCAGAGTCTGGAGTCACATTCACATCACCCGGATTGTCAAAAATTTTTCTTGCGCCACCATCAGCACCAAGAGCCGGAAACTGCTCTTTTCCCCATACATCGTGATAATACTGACGCGCAAGATCAACACACTGATAAGACTTATCCCCTTTAAAATCCTTGTCAGTATAGTCAACCTTTTTTCCCAAATAAGTACGAATAAAGCTTGTTAAGGACATCATTTTTCCACCTCACAAGCTTCTTCTTTTTTCTCTCCCTTTTTTTCGCTCCAGTTGTCTTTTGCGATGTTAAAATCCATCACACCCAGGCTGATAGCATAAGCAAATCCGCAAACCTTCCAGATTTCATCAATAGTCGCATTCCCCAAAAGTCCGAACCATGACAAAACACTGCCAGTCACACCCAGCACAATAATCAGAAGCTTCAGCCATTTGCTATATTCTTTATTCTTCATTTTCCAAACTCCAAAAAAAAGCAGCCCCGGCACACTGGAGAGATATAGAGTAAATGCGCCGCAAGCTGCCATAAATTATTTTTCTGTCTTAACAAAAAGAGAACAGATTTCTGTCACAGCAGTTGAGGCAATTCCAATTCCTGCAACAATCTGCACTGCATAAGCAGGCGAAAGAAAAGTAACAACCGCACTTGCAATAGTTACAACGCCGCCGGTTATTCCCACAACAAGATTAAAAGTCTTTTTCTTCATAGTTTTTCACTCCTTGTATAATTTTTCATACAACGATTTTATATCGTTGTAATCTTTTTCAAGCTCTTCATAATAAATATGAAATTCCTGCATTCTAATTATCCACTCACCCGGAACCGTCACGGTGTTGTCTGCGTTCCTTTGCTCGCCTTCAAGATCCGGGAAGATTGGAAAATCCAGCTCCGGCACATAAGGCTTATATACAACCTTAGTCGTGCTTATGCAGCCCGTTAAGAGCATTATCAAGAGCATCCCCATGATGCAGCTCGTCAATCTTCTTTTTAGCTTCTTTCCTGTTTTCGCTCTTAACATCCGCTTCCTTCCTGCTGCCGTCCAGGCTTCTTCTAAGTTCTTCGATCGTTTTATTATTGTCTTCATACAATGCCTTGTACTTATTCGCATTTGATTTCTGCCTTTTCGCATAAATCACGCAAAGCCCAAGCCCAACGGCAAGAGCAGCACAAAGCCAGAATAAAACCTTAGCAAGCATAAAGCCCCCTATTTAAGTCCTATTTTAGTAGCCACATAACCGGCAAGAATAACCAGAGCTCCCTTAAAGATGTAGTCAAACCAGTTACTGTTCTTGTCAGTCTTATGGTCATTCACAGCAAGCTTAATCTCCAGAGCTTCCACCCTGCTGGTAAGCTTGTTGATTTCTTCAACGCGCGAGTCCATTCTTGAAGTCAAATGTTTTACATCGTTTCTGATCTCTACAATTCCCTCAAGAATTTTTTCAACTTTTTTGCTGCTTAACTCTTCTGACTCGTCCTCATCACTCATTATTCTAATCCTTAATATTCTGCATCTTAATAAGGCCGGGAATTAAAGGCTCATACCAGAACTTTATATCATCCAGGCTAAGCTCTTGCGGTCGCATTGGTAAATGATAATTCTGATAAATCTCCCTTATCATTACCGGCACCCCGACCACAGCCTTTACAGTCTGCCTCCGGCCTTTAAGTGCAAGTTCAACCTTTAGCCCGCTATAAAAAAACCCACAATGGTAGTCACTACCTTGTAATCATTGTTAGCGATTTTTGAAAACCAGCTAATATCCTGCCCGGTAATGGCAGAAGCAACGGCTAAAGTTTTATGAATTCCTTCCTGCTCTTTGAATTTATCCATAGCCATGTAAGCAGCACCATTTGGGTTTATAAGTGTAAGTTTTTCGCCGGCATATCCTTCAGGGCTCTTGCTACTTATTACATATACAAAATCGCAGTCGTCATTTAAATAAAGGCTTCCTCTCTGAATCTCTTTCAAAAGCCTTGGAACAGAAGCATCAAGGATTCTCTTTCCGTTCCCGTCAGTAACATAAATATCAATGTCCTTATCTTCTGCCCAGCGTTCAATTTCCTTCATTGCCAGGTCTTCAGTCATCACCTTTTCTTTTTCCATTTGTTTGCTCCGTTAAAAAAAATACAGGCAGGGGCCACAGCCCCGCCTATTCAACTACAAATATCTCCAGTCACCGGCAAGACTTATAGCCATTGTATTAGCCTTACCGTCCAGAACCTTCTCGTCAGTAATCTGCATATTGCCACTGATGAGAGTGCCGTCGATCTTTGTTGCACTGATAGGCACAAAATCAAGGTTAGCCGCAGCCTCTTCTATGAATGGCTGGTCACCGCGCGAATCATCAGTAACAATATTGATGTCGGTGATTGTACCAACAACGCGAGTCTTCTTAACTCTCGAAGAGCCGTCAGAGTTGGCAACCACTTCATTTTCAAAGCCCGGCATTTTGAATTTTGGCTCGTCTTCTGAGTCGCAAGTAAAACGCCTGCCGTTAATAACGATACTTTCTAAAGCTCCGCCTGCCATCGACATATTCTACCCCCTAGCCCAGATACTGACCAAATAAAACTTCGCCGGAAATTACTTCCACGTTGCCGCTAATCTTCACAGGGTATCTGTAATTAACTCTCTTTGAATTCTCAGTATCAAGCCATACTTCAAGATTTTCGATTGTAAATTTAACATCACTAATCAAAGCAGCTTTACCCAGCTCAACCGCCAGATTAGCAAACCAAGTCTTAAAATCGTTTGGCTGTACAGCTGCAGGATTAGTTGTCTCCTGTTTGTTTGGAACAAGAGGCGCACCCTTTACCTCATCGCTCTCTGTAATAAGCCGCAAGTTGTAGACAATATTCATCAGCTTTACAGCATCTACAACATAACGCCATGCTGGATGTTTGCCTTCACTTTTAGGGTGATAGAAAGTCACAACGTCATTCAACTCAGCCACGCTACCATTAGGAATACTTGTAGAAGCTCCCTTCATCATTGCCTGATTTCTTACGGTATATTTTTCCTGAGCTTCATCAGATCCACGCTTCAAGCCCTTCAAAGTTCCCTTATAGTTCTGAGCCGGATTCTTGTCTGCTGTAGTCAGAATATCCAACAAACCTCTAGCCCCAACAACAAAAGGAAGCTCAGGAGCTCCCACACTTTCAATAAGGAAATTGATTCTGTCTGTTGGACGTGCATCAGTAATAGCAGTTCTTGTCGCATAGTCATCAGTACAGCCATGAGCAACAAGAGCCCCACGCTTGGCCAGAACATCCCAGGCTCCTTCTCCCCACTGTTCGTATACATCAAGAAGAGCAGAAGCGTTTTCGCCGTCCTTGTAATCGAATGTATCAAGGATGAATGTTTCCCAGATTTCTCCTATCTTAGCAAGAGCACTGTCTACAGCTGGAACTCCAGCACCATCAGCAAATGGAGCTACAGTTATAGCAATTCCAGGAATATCGCCGGTAACAGAAAGACCGATTCTATTACCAAGTGAACCGCTCCATCTTGCAGTCAGCTCAATAACATCAGGATTATCCTCGCTGCCAGGAACAAGAGCCGCAGTTACACAGCGATCAACTTCAGAATTAATTGTTCTCACAATTGATTCATTAATTTCTTCAAGTGTTGTGCCTTTTGCAACAGTCACAAGAATATCAAGACCGCCCACAGTAACAGTCAAACGAGAAGCAGCGCTTGCAGCTTCTCCCCTTAAAGTGAGCGAACCTTTAGCAGCAACAAAATTGTCGCCTTTTTTTACAGGTAAGATGGTAACCGGAAAAGTCGCCATACTTCCCGCAGTAGGATAAAGCTGTTTAGCAGCAAGATGCAGCGGGCTTCCATAACCGTATCTTTCAGCCACACTTGCGGCACTGCCGTCACATTCATATTTATCAAGGCTGTAGATTGCGTCATCGTTTCCCTGACCAACAATCACAAGCCTCTGGGGAAGCATACTAGCATTCCCCTTGTTAAAGTTCTTAGGAGTAACTTCAATGCCAGTAACTCTACTGACTGCACTTGCGCTAACACCCATCGCCCTTCTTCTCCTTATTCAGATCCGACAAGAATTTTTCCATTCTCGTCAGTAATAATTCCGTTAATTTCCCAGTCAAGAACACCCTCGGTGATCTCAACGTCCTCAACATAAGGAACCGTTAAAGTAATCCGCACAATTCTTACTCGAATTGCACTCTGACTATTATCCGGCTCAAAAGCCTGGAACTTCCAGCCCACATTCCCCACAATTCCCCGGAGTCGGAAAAAAGTATTTTTCTCAGCTCGAAGAATACGACGGCAAAGCCTTGCAGTTTTCCAGGCCTTCAGCCCGGCCCTCATTCCAAAATCTTCATTGCTTCCAGTGTTTCCCGTTGCGTATACATCCAGATACACAGTCGCAACCATATTCTGATTGTTAACGCTTCCCGTTCCCCTCTGGCCGTCAGAAGACTCAACACTCACATTCACACACGGAAAAGGATTGCTTTCCGGCTCTTCATCATCCACGTACTGCAGCGGATTTTCATTTTCCACATACACAGCCACGTCATAATCTCGCTTAGATTTAACTCCAGCCTCAGCCGCAAGCTCAGCCTGATGTGCAAAGTCCACCGCAAGCAAAGTCGCAATCTGATCCCGGATAATCTCAATGTTATCCGGCTCACTTTGCAGCGTTGTACAGGCAGGCTCAATTATCTCCGGCATCGCTTTCATCCCCCGCATCTTTTAAGCTCGCCACCATAAACAGGCGGTTCCACCCTACAGTCCTGTCCGGCTCGCAGAACGACACAAACATCTCTTGTGTTTTCCCGTCCAGGTCAACCCAGCTCAACCGCCAGCCCCTACGCGGATAAAGAATCTTCCCTTCATCCGCAACCCTTTCAGCAACATAAGTGGCCCAGCAAGTCCGGCCGGCAACCTTATTTCCCTCGGTGTCAAAGCTATAACCCACATCTGAAAGAATCATAGGAACATCCGGCCATTTCTTGCCGTCAAGGCTAGTCAATGTCGCTAAGACATTTCCTGCCTGACTCCCCTCAATCGTCACCGCTGCATCACGGCGGGCAAGCTCACGCAGATTCAAAGCTTATGCTCCTGCACCTGCATTCTGACCATCAGACTTCTTGCCAGCCTTTCCAGAATCATCACCAGAATCATCAGACTTCTTGCCAGCCTTTCCAGACTTATCATCTTTCTTTTTTGAATCTGAATCAGGATTCAAAAGCTTTTTCTGCAATTCCAGAAATTCAGCTTCAGTAACAACCTGTTTTGATTTTTTCAAGCTTTCAAAAACTTTTTCATTTGCAAAGTTTTCAGCTGTAACTTCTTCGCCTGCATCAAAAATAATTCCCTTGCTTACAATCGAAATACCAGGAGCAATTTTCAAAATTTCTTCTTTTGCCATTTTTCAACTCCTATTATCTTTTTGTTTTAAGACAGCCAAAGCGGTCAATTGAAACTGGAATAGAAAGAGGTCTAGCCTTACATTCAGCTGTGTAAGTATCGCCCTTCTTGTCCTCATAAACTCTGTTATGAACACGGATAAATCCAGTGCCCTCAGTTCCTCTGTCTCCGCTGTAAGTAACAGTTGAAGGCACAATCTCATTGAATGGCTCTTTCATGCCAAGAGAAGGAACGCCACCGTAAACAGTGCGGAAGTCCACATCTTCAGGACGTGCTATAACAATAGCAGCATTGTCATCAAGATACTTGAAGCTGCTGTTAGAACCAACGCGCTTATAGCTTCCGCCATAAGTCCAGATTTCAAGTGTGTGGCTGCCAAATTCTGCATATCCGTGATACTTACCACCACGAGAGCGAAGGCTTGTAGGAGTAAGCTCACCAAGTCCCAGCCCGTCCTTTCTAACAAGATTCTGAAACTCAGTATTTTTCAAAAGATTTCGGTAAGCCTCAGCTCCAAGAATCAGGTAAGCTGGAGCTACCTGACCATCATCCGCAATCTTATCAGCAAGAGCCGTAACATCTTCAATAGGAGTTGCATTTGCAGTGTTGCTCCAGTCAACGGCAACAGTTGGGAAGTGACTCTGAGCTGCACCAAAGTTCAGAGTATAAGAAACACCGTCTTTGTCATCGCGAAGCTCAACAGCACCAGTCTGCATAATCTGAGCACACTGGAGGTCAACCTGCAAACCAATCATGCGATGGAAGCGGCTCAAAGCGTCTACAATCTTAGAAGCAAGGCGGCCAAACCAGTCACCGATCGTGCGGGCATCGTCGCTCTCACCAGGCTGGCGGCGCATAAGGCCATACAAATCAATCGGATCTTCAAGAGCCGTTAAAGGTGGACGGAATTTATTTTCCTTCCAGGAATCGCTCTTAACAATTACAGAGCCGGTACGGCCATCGCGCAAAGTTGGCGCAACAGTGTCTGTTGTGCGCTCCACGTCAATTTCGACATACTCAGCATTTGTGTAATCCTCATCAGTAGTTTTGAACCACAAAGCAAAAAAACCGCGCTCTACAGCCCGGCGACCATCAGTAAACTTAGCAAGAACCTTTTTCAACCATTCTGGCATTTTCGTCTCCTTTTTCCTTAGATAACTTCGTGAACATCACGGGCCCAGATACCATTCTGACGAAGCAGATCAACCTGAGCATCTGTCAAAGCATCGCCGCCAATTGTCACAAGATTGCGGTTAACATCACCCTTAACACAAACTCTTACAGGATAGTCACCTGCAGCAGTAATTGGAGTGATAACATGATCAACAAGAACAAAAAGGGCATCACCAGCAGCAGGCTCTTCAGCAACAACATACTTTCCACTTTCTGCACGTGTAAGCAAAGCCCCGTCAGGAATAAGGATAGTCTCACCTTCTCCAGCAGCCGCAACATTTAGCACGCCTGTCTCAAATTCATTTCCACCCAAGAGCAGAGTCTTAGGCTCAATGCTCTTTGTTTCATAATTTCCCTTAATTGTCCCCATCGTCAGAACCTCCGTTGAAAGACATTTCAAAGGCCTCATTCATAGCCTTTTTGTCAGCATTTTTGTCATCTTTAGGCGGATTCACATCCGGCACGTTGCCGTCCAAAGCCTGAGCAGCAAGAGCCTTAGCAGCAGCTCCCTTTTCCATAAAGGCATCAATTACCTTTTCATCAGATGGCTCAGCATTTGCCTTAATACATTCAAGAGCATAATCATTAGCCCCTGCCTTCTGACCCAATGTTAAAAGACGATTAACACGAGCCTGCTCTTTTTTCACGCCCGCAGCTTCGCCGTCCTGGAACACCTGAGCATATACATCAGGATTATCCCGTTTAAGTTCTTCAGCCGTAATCTTCATACAGCCCCCCTTTTTATTTTCAACAGAAGCCAAAGCTTCTGCCTTGGACGGCTCACCGCCCTTAAATCCAATTGCAACAGCAGCAGCGGCCCAGTCACGCTTCAGTGCCTCACCGCCCCGCTTCAAGTTCATAGAGTTCACAAGCTCACGAGACTTCTTAAATTCAGCCCTTGCCGAAATCAAAGAATCATTCATGTTTGCAGACTCATCAGCATTATTTTCGCCGTCAATAATCTCATCAACAAAGCCCGCTTCAAGAATGTTCTTACCCCACAGCCAGGTCTCAGCGTCCATCATAGAGCGAATATCATCTTCACTCTTGCCGGTCTTACGCATATAGATAGAGCTCAGCATAGAGTCAATCATTGCAAAATATTCAGCCGCTTCCCTCATGTCATTTTCGTTACCTACGACATAGCCCCAGGCATCGTGAATCATAAAGATAGAGTTATCCTCAGCGATCACCTTGTTAGAGTCACTGACAGCATTAGCCGCAAGCGCAATAGCCGAGGCCATGCTTGCAGCCATACCCTGAATGTAAGTTGTAATTTTGACAGATGGATTATTTCGCGCAAAATCGCGGATGACGTTAAAGATAGTCACGCCCTCGAACACATCACCGCCGGGCGAATCAATGACAATGCGTAATTCTTTTTCATTTTCCGGAAAAGCCTTCAGCTGCTCGCGTACATAGTTAGCAGAAATTTCTTCCTGCACCCCTGTATACTGCTCCCACCAGTCTTCCCCAATAACCTTGTTAATTAAAAGTTCGACCATTGTGTCATAATTTTAAGTCCAGATTTTTTATTTGTTTATGTCTTTTATTATGTCATTTTGTTTTTTTTTACAGAAATAACTTGCATTTTTGCAGCATATACCACAAAAATGAGGGCATGGGAAAGACAATAATTTTAAAAGGCATAAACGCCTACAGCAAGGCAATGAAAGATGTACAGGGCAAAATGGCCACAGCCGCCGCAGCAGCCGTCACAAAAACCGCCTACACAGCACGCAAAAATGCAATCTCAAACATCGAAAAGAATTTCACGCTTAGGAATACCTTCACAACCCGCCAGATCTTCACCACACCAGCGCGCAAAAGTAGCAACCTTAAAAATATCAAAGCCTACACAGGAGCTTTAGACCCCGCTGGTTACATGGCAAGACAGGAATCAGGCGGCATCAAAAAATCTGAGTCAGGCGCAAACCTCATAATCCCGAATACCAGAGCCCGCGGCGGATCAAACACAAACAAAGTACAAAAGCGCTACACCTACGCAAACGTGATAAAAAATACCGCCCGCTGGTCAAACCGCAACGGCTCTAGACGCGCCCGCCTGGTAGCCACCGCCTACTATGCCGCCAAACATTCAAAATTCATGCGCATAGGCGACTCATACTTCAGAATCACCAACTTCAGAAAAACCAAAGGCGGCACCCCAAAAGTAAAATTCACAGCCCGCCAGATTCTGAACCTCAAACACAAAACCACCTACACACCACAGAAAGAATGGCTCAAACCCGCCTCAGAATACGCCGAAAAACTCACCCCACAATTCTACCAGCAGGAAATGGATAAGCTCTAACTACTCACGCGAGTAGTCAGCGTAAAAAACAACGCTCACCCTTAGTTTATTCCTCAAACTTAGGAAAGTCACACCATGCAATAGGTTCAAAATAGCTGGTACCTATCTTCATTTCTTCATAGTCAATAAACCATTTTTTCTTTGCAAAACTATACAAAGCCCTATATGGTCTTCCCACAGTAGCAACAATAAACCACTCATATCTATGATTATCTGGTTCACCCTTTAGAAATTCTGATTCTAACGGTAAATCAGCCGGATTTTTTTGCAAATTATGCCAAATAATAATATTTGAATCCGTTTGTGCAGCTTTATAAGCTCTTGCCACGGCTTTTTTTATAAAATCCTTCACGATTGCCACCGGGTAAAGTTCTGGGTACAGTTCCGCGGCCCATTCCCGCAAAAGTTCGTCGGCAACTTCTTCTTCTCTTTCCATTTCAACAGCCCCTCCCAGAGGCTTTTTACTATTTTCTTAAACCATTTCTAAATTGCTCTGCAAAGTGCATAATACAATCATGCCTTCCCTTCTCACTGAGTTTATTCCATTCACCCGCACCAAATGTCTCGTCATAGCATTTTTTTGTGATTTCAGCAAATTGCTTGATAAAATCTTCTACTGTCATAATTTCCTCCTTGGCTCGCTTGCACTCGCCTTATGTTTATAATATACAATGATTTTTGAATATTGTAAAGTGTTTTTCAAAAAAAAATATTATTTTTTTTTTAGCCATTCAAAGCAAAAAAAAGTAAAAGTGTAACTGACCCAATAAGTGTAATCCCCACAATAATGCCAACAATAATATTATTTTTTTTCTGTTGCTTATAATATTCTTCTTTTTGTTCTTTTGTCATTTTCATCCAAATACAATCTGGAATTCCTACCAACTTACCCATTATTTACTCCTCAAAACCTGTCGAGAAATCTTCATCAAAAATTACATAAAATAATAAACCGAGAAAACAAAAAGTCCCTGCAATAAAAAATAAAGCTAGGGCCGCAATCAGAAAAATAAAGACGACATTTATTTTGTCGATCAAATAAATGCCGATTTTACAAAAAATCACACTAAGAGCAGAGAAAACTAAAAATAAAAAAAGTAAAGAAATAAAATCAGTTATTTTCTCAAATCTTTTTTCATCGTTTTTCAATTTCGTTCATCTCCTATTTTTTTTACAGCTTATCAACCCCGCAGGCCCGCAAAACATAAGCCGCCGTTGTGATCCCCTCTTTTTCAGCCGCCGCCACAATTGCCGCCTTCTGCTCAAAAGTGCAGCTTATAGCCAGCTGCTGCCTTCTCTCATTTTCCGGCTTAGCCTTGCGCCCAGCGTTCACCCTGGCCCCGCCTCTATGTTCAACAACAGTTCCATTGTTAACGGCTTTCACAACTTGATCCATGTATCCGTCAATCTCGGCAGTCGTCTCATCGTCATTCTCGTATTCAGAATAAAGTCTGGCAAGTTCTTTCCCTGCCTCATCATCATAGTTGCAGAATGTGTCTACAGGATCTTCTATAGGCTCACGCCAATTCTCAACAGTCATTTTTTCAAGCCATGAATAGAATGTCTGAGAGATGTCATGCAGTTTTTTTTTCAGTTCATTAGTCATTCATTTCTCCTCACTACTCTTATATGCCGGGAACCGCCCGGCACGTTTTTTTTTATTTATTTCACAATTCTGATTTCTGTTGTTGTCGATAGACACTCGCCATTTTTGAATCCGCCACCAATTATTTCATAGCAACCTTCTTTAACAATTTTTTTCAAAACCAAGTGGGATAAATCACAAGAGATTCCCCCGTTAATTTTTTCATCAAACCTCGACAGTCTAGCACCCCACCAGCCATTAGGGTCATTAGTCATTCCGCAATCTCTTGTCGCACTCTGTACTGTTACCACCATTCCGTTTTTCAATTCATTGAATTTCATTTGTTTGCTCCTTGCAGCCTTCCCGCTGCCTTATGTTTATAATATATAATGATTTTTGAATGTTGTCAAGTGTTTTCCAAAAAAAATAATATTTTTTTAGCCATAAAATAAAAAGCGTAGCCCACAAACTACGCTTGACTTTTCTCCTAC